GCCAATGGGGTTGGAAAAACGACAAATGAAATGACGGAGCAGGAGAAAGTTGCATTAAGGCTGCAATTTGTACAGACACAGCTTTCGGCAGCAAACGGGGACTTCGTGAGAACATCGGATTCATGGGCGAATCAGGTAAGGGTTTTTCAGTTGAGATTACAATCTTTAAAAGCCACAATAGGGCAGGGTTTTATCAATCTGTTTACTCCGGTTATAAAGGCCGTAAATGTAGTTCTTGAACGGCTGTCGGCGGCAACAGCCGCATTTAAGAATTTTACAGAGACAGTAATGGGCGGTAAGTCTGCAAGCAGCGGAATGGCCCAAATGTCTGGTGAAATGGCGGAAGTACAGACCGGGTATGAGGGGGCTGCCGCTGGTGCAGAGGAATTTGCAGACGGAGTAGAGGACGCAGGCAAACAGGCAAAAAAATCATTGGCGCCATTCGACAATCTGATTCAGATTCAGCGCGATGCAAAGGAAAGTTCAGGAAATACGGAAAACAATGCAATAATGCCGCCGGCACTATCTACAGATGAAGAGCCGGAAGAATCCCCGTTTTTAAATAAGGTTGTGGAAACGCTGGATGCCATTAAACAGAGGTTAGTTGAAATAGGGGATATCTTTCACGCCGGATTCTGGCAGGGATTGGGAGACTGCACGCCTGTTCTGGATTCCATAAAGGGAAACATAGCAGGAATCGGACAGAGCTTAAAGGATATTTTTACAGATCAGGGAGTTATATCTGCATTTGATACGATGCTGAACACTATTTCATACAATTTGGGCAGAACCGCAGGAGCATTCTCCAGTATCGGGCTTACAATAGCGGACAATCTAACCGGGGGAATGGCTTTATATCTTGAAAGCGCCAAAGACAGGATCAAGGGATATCTGATCAGTATGTTTGATATTACAGCAGAAATCAGCACAATAGGGGCTGATTTTGCCGTAGCTGCAGCAGATATTTTTTCAGTGTTCAGAAGTGATACGGCAAAGCAGATTACTGCTGACATTATATCGATTTTTGCAGATGTATTTATGGGGATCACGGAATTATCTGCAAAGCTGTTCAGAGATGTGCTGGATACAATCCTCACCCCGTTTGTAGAGAACAAAGATAAGATAAAAGAAGCGCTGGCAAATACATTGGAGCCGATAAAAACGGTTCTTGATTCTGTTTCGAGTGGCATGACGGAAGCTTTTGAGAACTTAAATAAAATGTATGATGAGCATATTGCCCCGCTGTT